ATAATCGTCGTGCCAAGTAGCTGCCCCTGATTAGAGACAAATCCACTAAACAAATAGAGGCCACCCCCAGGCGCACCCATTGTGAATGACGTGAGCCCGCCGACGACAACCCCAACGCCGACGCCATCGACCCAGAGTCGGAGATCTCCCCCCTGCACGGATGCGGCGAGATGGTGAAAGTTTCCATCCGTAACGACGGTTGAATGTGTTGCGGTGAAGGTAGAAAAACCATTAAAAGCTTGGGCGGTGACTCTCCCATTCGTATTTAGATAGAGCAGTGCGAGGTTATACCCGCCCACCCCATTGGCAATGCTACTCACCCCGAGAATCGTTCCCACAGCAGTGGGATTGCCTGCGTGTTTGAACCACAGTTCAATCCAGCCCAGGCCACTATAGAGCGTGGAGGGGCCGGTCGTGCCGAGTTGGGCAATCTGACCCGTGCTCGCAATAAGCTGTGCGCCGAGGCCAAACTGCCCAACTGCCCCGGATGCCACACTCCCCCCGCCAGAGGCACCCGCGCCCATGAGGTCCGCCGCTACAGCAGCGCTACCAAAATCCATGAGATCAAAACAATGCTGATAGACAACGACACGGTTAATAAGGTCATACACTGTCAGGTTATACGTCGGGCCGAACACGCCGTGAATACCATTTAAGAATTCAGGATCACGCCCGTTCCAGATGAGGTCTTGGTTATCCTTTAAGAGCCGAGCGGCCCCATTGGTCGCTGCCCGCCCAGAAGAGGTCGCGACAAAAGAATGTTGCTCTAAATTGAAGATGGTGCCGACAAAATTAGGCGTCCCCGCACTCACCCCTTGCCAATCAGGACTAATCAACGAGCCGATAATCGTGCCGATTTCTATGTTGTTATCAGTTCGTCGATAGGCCGCTACGCCGAAAGAATAGACTCGCTCTGTTGGTGCTCCCTTGACGGTAAATCGTGCTGAGAAGGTTCCCACATTGGTTGATGCCACGAGTCCAAAGTGCGCATCCGTGAGCACTGCTGGGGCATCGCCATCATGTTGAAAGACAAAGAAGCCATCGGCCCGCTTCGCGCCCTGGGTGTAATTCCAGCCAATGGCATAATCGACCGATGCGTCCGCATTCACAAAGGCACTAAAGGTAGTTGGGCTTGGGTTGTTTGTCGGTGCGCCCGTGAGTCGATAATTGACCGTGCCGTCAAACGCGGCCTGTCCGTTCGCATTTGACGCCGACCCTGCCACGAGGGTAGCCGCATCGACTCCCGCCACGAGACCCGTATAATTGCCCACGGTAGAAATATCCGCCCAATCAGGCGATGTCAGCGGGGACTGCATCGCCCCAATCGACAACCCTCCCCCATGTGGCCAGCGGCCCGCCGCAATGCCAAAGCGAAAGTTTGACGAAGGATTGAGCCCGTCCCAGGTGTACGTTCGCGCCCCAGCATCTAACACTTGCGCTTGGTCAAATACCGAAGGCGCGGCCAGTGGGGCGGTTCCTTGTACGGCAAAGAGGATCATCGCCTCGGCCAAGATCGCCCCTTGAGTGTACGTCCAGGTCAGCTTGACCCGCATGGAGCCATCCGGTTGCGCAGATACCGTAATCGTAGCCGGGACGGGATTATTCGTCGGCACGTCGCTATCCATCGGCACGAGAAAGGCCGTCCCCACGTTCACAAAGCCGTCTTGAAACCCTGCGTTGTTTCTGGTGTTGCGTGTATATGCTTGCGGAACAACCGTTGTCCCTGGACTTACCGCGAGTACCGCAATGCCCGACCCCCCGGGCGTAATCTGCACTGTTTCAAACGAGACGAGGGCATTGGTCAGAAACGAATAGATACGAAAGACTAGCCGATCGCCGTTGCCATCGGCTGCGGTCGCACTCAAGGCCACCCGTGATTCGACTTGGCCCGCACTATTCACAAACGTCACAAGCTGTGTGATCGTGAGATTGAGCGGGGCGGGGGGGAGTGTGAACGCATAATCCGTCACGTCCTGCCCTGGATCATCAATCGTGACCGGCAAGGCCGTATAAACAAAGCGATTCACACGATTCGGGAAAAAGGCGTAGGTAAAACTGGCGCCCCGATCCGCATCAATCGAGAGTTCTTCTGAGCCCACCACAAACAGCGCACGATCCAGTTGCAATTGCGGGGCAGTCAGCAAGACCGTGTTCCGTATAGTGAGGTCTCGCCCGCGGCTGCCCATCTTCACCCCGAGGACCGTATCTTCTAACTGGAGTCGCTCCCACAGGTAGCACGCCTCAGTATCGAGGGTCAGCGCATCATCGATAAAGCGCCGCGTCTCATTGATCTCCCGCCCGCCGACGCTCCGTGCGCGCGGGGTAGTATGGAGGCGGTATTGATCGCCACTGCCTAACCGTGCCGAATGGCCGCCGTGCAGTTGCACAGAACGAATACGCTTACTTTCATCTAAAAACGAGGCCGGGACGACTTCACAGTTATTGAGATACTCATCGCCATGTCCCAAAGCGAGATTGGAAGATGTGTATAACGCGGCCGCGTCAACGGTGAGGCTATAGGCAAGATTGACGTTTAACTCGACTATCGTCCCGCGCAAAAACAGGTCAGGAAACAGCCCCGGCAGTTTTTCTTGGGCAATGAGGCCCCCCGCGGCGCGATACCCTGCGGCCGATAGTGCGGTGGCAGCGGACGAACAAGCCGCACTATCGACGCTGAGTCCTGCTCCATAGGGGGTTGACGAGAGCAAGAATTGCGCAACGCGCGCATGATTTTCATCAAACGCCCAGGAAAACACGTCCACTGCGATGGCTGCTGCCCGCCCCGTACTATCCACTTGTGACCTGCCAAAACGAATGACCCCGGTTGCTCCTGCGCTGACCATATAGGCCCATTCTGCCGGATCAACCACCGCGCCGTCACGATAACAGGCAGTGATACGGACGGTCGAGAGTAATCCACTCACCACGGTTCCGTTGGTAATGGTGTACGTCTGCCCGAGCACCCGTTCCTTCGCCGCTTGCACCGCCCACACCTGCTCATCAAAGTTCATGTAGAAGAGCAGGCCAGGATCTTCGCGAATCGCGGGCATGGTGTAATGCTGCGATTGCGTGGCCGTCGCCGCAGACAGGGCATGATCCCAGATGCGGATCTCATCAATATCGCCATTCAATCCTTGCGGCGTGCCCGTGCTGCGCATGCCGATCAGGAAGGGGGCGGCATTCAGAATCGTTTGGGAGAGCGTATTCTCTGCCACGGTGACCGTATCGGCGATGCCATCGACATACAGCTTAATACCACTGGCTAGACTGTTGCCGGAGTAGGTCACCGTCACGAAATGCTTAAGATCATTGGTCATCGTGGCAGTGCCGGTCACCACAATGCGGTTGCCGGTGCCGTGACTAATCATCACCAGCAGTTTGCCGAGGGCGGTGAGTTCAATCGAGTAGCCAATCCCGCCGCCGGTTGCCGGATCATACTTCCCGACGAGCACTTGCGCCCCGGCAACGGGGGTCTTCACAATGAGGTCTATCGACCACGGATTACTGCGCTCAAACGCGAGTTGCGCCCCACAGTCAATCTTGCCCGTGCCATTGAAATGAATGGCGGCGCCGTTGGTTTGGTAGAGGGCGCCGTAATCAAAACTTTCTGAAACGACCACTGACCCGGTGTTGTTGGTTCCGTCCGCATTGCGTGCGCCCGCCACCGTCGTGAGAGGAGGAGAAATAGCCGTCGCAATCTCCGTCAGGACCTCGCCGTCCGCATCGCCAATGTAGGCGTTGTGAATAAACCCGGTATAGGTCCCGCCCACATTACTTTCAGAGGTGACCAAATACTGTGTGATCGTTCTCCCTATCCACGCCGCAGGCAGCGGAATCCGCCGCCGATACCAGCCGTTCACCATGTACGAGGAGAGATCATCGAGCGTGGGGTGCTTTGCATTTTGGTCAGTGGCACTCGTTTGGCCAAGCCGCGTGCCATCACTCAGGACCGGATCTAAGGTGACGTAGGCCGCGCCGATCCACGACACATCGTAATACAGCGCCATCCCGCCCTGTACGATCGTGTCCTGTGCACTGGTAATATCGAGGGCATAAAAGTTTTCCGCGAGCGGGCGGGTAAACGTAAAGGTCGCAATGAGCGGGCGCTGTTGCACTAACACCAAGGGGACTTGTCGATGCCTGCCCCAACTCATCCGCACGACTTCATCGGTTTGCTGCTGTGTAACCAACACCGCCGAGGGGTACACGTCTCTCACTAACAGTTTGGGGACCATGACGTTCAAATCACGGAACACCCGCCCTTGGATGCGGAGTTCACACTGCTGCTGGTCTAATCCTGAAATCGAGGTGATTCTGCCGGGGAGATTCCGTACGGTTTGCAAGGTCTCTAGGTCAATCAGTGAGACCACGCAACCCGCTTGGGTGAGGTCGTGGGTCAAACTCAAAACAGAAACAGTCGGCGCCGCTACACTGTGCGTATCAATGTTGCTCAGGCTGAGCGAGACCTCAATATCACTTTGTGTTCCATACGAGGCATCAGCGAGAGACTTCGTAAACCGAGCGCTGCCAACAATCTTGGGTGTGTATGCTGGTATCCTGTCATCGCCCAGGCTTGAAAATTTGTACACAACAGAATCAACAGTCAGATCGAGCAGCACGACTAACAACGACACTATTTAATCTCACTTAAAGTTACATTCCCGTCAGACACCGGAAATCCTTCGCTCCACCGCCCACTCTCACAGCGAACAAAAAAGACTTCTTGAATCACACTCCTGTTGCGGTACAGAATGAATGGATCGGGGCGGGTCGCCAGTATGGCCTTGATGTCCACCAAATTTTCCCATTTCCCCCCAAGTTCGAACCCCACCGACCGTGGCCCCGCTTTCACACTCTCCGTATGCCCGCCGATTCGCTGCGTAAACGTCGGCGCATCAATCGTAATGTTAGAAAAGGTCTCTGGGTTATCACTAAATGTTATTATTTGTGTGGGGCTGAGAATCTCGACCATGCCGAGGGTGAACCCACTCGCCGCCGTCGTGAGTGCCTGTGTAGGAATCGTGAGTCGAATCACCCGGTTCGTAAAGGCGGCCACAATCATCCCGCGCGCGAGCGGGAGGACCTCAGGCAGGTAGGGTGCGAGCGTAAACGTGCCGAGATTGGTAAAGGTGCCCCCAGTCGAGGACGCATGGGCGACGGAGACTGTCAAAAAGTTCGCGTGAAAAATGGCGATATTGGACACGGTGACAGGCCCGAGCATGTCGAGCATAATCACTTGCTGTGCGGTGCTGGTGCTGATCCACGGCAGAAAAGGATATTCACGGCTTGTGAGATTCGTCACCGGATAGGCGGCATTCGCACCGGGGCTCACAGTCGGCGTGAAAGGAACAAAATACGAATTTGAGCGTTGGAATAAGTTTGCCATCGCTTATTTCCCTTGTGTCAACCGGGTCACGGCGACGGCAAGCGGGCCGCGCTGTTCAATTTCCTGTACGGCATTGTCGCGAATCTGCTTCCAGACGACATGCCCTGCTGCCGCCGCATCCTCTGGGGTTCCGTTTGTATTCACGGTCACATTGGGGACATTGATATGCACGGCGGTCGGCTGGCCAAACACATCGGTGCCATAGCTATAGGCCCGCGTATCGCGCACGGGCGGCGTGCGCGTGAGGAGGCCCGGAACATCGCGCCCTTCTCCTGGATTTTCAGAGGTGGTGACCACACTCCCCCCGCCTGTCACCGTTCCGCCTTGCAGAAACGTAAGCAGATGATTGTCGATCGACACTAAGGCTTGCTGCACTCCGGCCAACAGGACAATTTGCGCATCATTTCCCGAGGCTAAGAGCTTCGCCGCTTGATCCGCCCCGACCATCTCTACAAGCTGCGCTTCCGCCACCGCCTTTTGTTCGAGCAGCCGCTTCTGTTGTTCGCCTAATAAGATCGTTTCTAATGAACCGAGTGTGACAATCTCCGACGCAATCCGCGCACTCACCCCCGCAATTTCTGTTTTTGCCCGGTCCTGGGCAGCCACGACCGCAGCCGCGGCTGCATCAGCGGCGGCTTTTGTTGCCGCTTTTTCTTCTGCTGACAGCGCCTTACTCAGCGCCTGATTTTCGACGTGCGCCTGCTTAATTTGCGCATCGATACTGGCGACATAGAGTTTCTGGGCAAGCTGGGTATCCAGAATACGATTCGTTAAGTCCGGGATGCGGTCCGCTTCCACTTGCGCCGCCGTCTGTAACTCCGCAATTTGTTGGATCGTCGCGGTAAATTTCCGGAAGTAGTCGAGCGAGGAAATTTGGTAGGGTGAGGAGGTCAATTGTAACTGTAAATTCTCCACGAGGGAGCGAATCAACTCCGGGCGGTCCCCACGGGCCGCACTGCCTAACTGATTACGGATTAACGCCTCCTGCTGCTGTAAAAAGAGGGCTTGTTCCGGCTTTGACAGCGCACTATTGGCACCTGTCACGAGACTGTCTGAGGCTTTCTGGGCATCTTTCGCCGCCCCGGCAAAGTCCTGCGCCACCTGCAGTAAGGTTTTGAGGCTCTCCAGTTGGGCACTGTAGAGGTCCTGCGCCCGGTCTTTGGTCTCTTGTAACTGGTCGGCTTCATCTTTCAGGGCATCTTTCCTGGCATCAAAATCGGCCTTAATCGCGTCTTGTCGCACGGTAGCATTCTTGTTAATCGCGTCGATCTCTTTTTGCAGGGCCGTGTTGATCGCGTCCGCTTCCGCCTGATAGCGCCCCACCGCCGCATCCCGTTGCGCCCCGAGAATCGTGATCTCTCGGGCCACCATATCATCGGTAAGATTTTGTAAGCCGGTGACGTGCCCATAGGATTGATGAATGTCAATCGTATCGAATTGGCCTTGCAGGAGTTGCTGCTTCATCTTCGCGGCATCGGTCCCACTCAAGGCCCCGATACTCCCCAGCTGTCCTGCGACATCAATCCGGAGTTGAAACTGTTTCGCGACGACATCATTGATGGCCGTGACAATCCCGTGAATCTTATCGACTAATTCATCGGCTTTCTTCTTCGCCTTCTCCATTTCGTCAGGGAGGAGTCCAAACGTCCCCAGTAACTCTTGCCCCGCGGTGTTGGCATCCATAATTTTCTGCTTAAAATCCTGAATGGTTGGCCCGTATTTATCCTTCAGTGCCGCAAATTGTGATTCAAACGTCGCTTGGGTAATGGTGCCCGTGCCAAAATCACTCACCAGCTTGGCAAAATCCGCAAGGAAATCTTTTATCCCTGAGCCGGATAAGGTCTCTTGCAGTGAGGTCACAAAGGCCCCTGCAATGGCCGCGCCGAGCTGTGACCGCAACGCATTTTCAAATTGCAGCCCGACCTCAGGGCTACTAATGCCTTTGGTAATGGACTCGCCGAGGCCCTTTCCGACATCTTCAAAGAAGGTCGCAAGATTTTGGGTAAGCGAAATAATCTTTTGAATCTCTGCCTCGACTTTCGCGGGATCAATCTGAAAATCCGTCATCGACAAGGCCGCCAGTCCTGCCGCTTCTCTAAATTTATTGAGTTGAATAATTGCCTCTTCTAGGGAAACCGAACCATCTTTGACTTGCTGCGCCAATGTGGTTGCGGCATCCCCCGCCGAGCCTTGCGCGATCGCGGTTTCTGCAAACTGCTGACTCGCGAGCTTCAGTGCAATGGATTGCGCATTTACTGCTGCATTAAACCCGCTGGCAATATCAATCGCCCCAGCCACGAGATCCGTATAGAGTACGATCTTACTGCCCGTATTGCCATGCGCGACTGCCATTTCTGAGAGTTGTTTGGCGGTGAGTCCTGCCGTCTCGCCATACTTTGACAAGTTCCGTTGCGCATCCCCCAACTCTTTGCGGAATTGCTCAAGAGATAACAAATTGTTTCCTTGATGCTCCGAGAATTGTCCCATCAGCCCATTGACTGCGGTGAGTGATTCCACGAGATCAAACTTCATGGCGTGGGCGGCTTCGAGCACTTTGTTCTTGGCTTGTTCGGCGCTGAGCCCCTGCTTGTCAAAGAGGTTCGCGAGCAGTTGCCCGCCCGTGCGAACAATCGTCCCTTGGGTCGAGCCTTCACCTGCTTCCTTGGCGTACAGTGCGCCTAAGGTCAGAGAACTTGCATCCAAATCTTTGCCCGTGACGAAGGCAGCGGCCACTTGCTTTTCTTTGAAGGTTTTGAAGTCGATGCCATCAAAGATTTGTTCAAAGTATTTCGTAATAGATTGTTTCTCGGTGGCAATGCGCCCCGGTTGAAACAAAATATCCTTCAGAGAAAAGAGGACGGTCCCTAATATCGCAAACGCTGCCGTAATGGGATTGGTGAGCAACGGAGCAAGAGAACCCATCAAGCCGCCCAGCGATGGGAAAATACTCGTGAGTTGACTGGTGAGGCCCCCTAACAAGGAGTTCCCAAACCAACTCGATGCCGCCCCGCCTGCAAGGTTCCACACCGTCGAATTTGCATCAAATACGTTCGCCACTTCTGCCCCAAACCCGGAGCCGAGCGTCTGGCTAATGCCGCCGGTGAGTGCCCCGCCAAACAGATTCGCGGCAATCCCCCCGCCATTCCCAAAGATCGAGCCCAGAATGCCGCCCTGATTCCCCCCAAGGAGTGAGTTGATATTGCCAATGAGCGGGACATCGAGGTTCTCGTTCTTCCCAACCAAGATCCCCTTGAAGAGTTTGACCCCTAACCCTTTACCAAGATCTGCTAATGAATTCCCCAGACTCTGCGTGCCCTGTAAAAGCCCAGTGGCAATCTGTTCGAGTGCGTTCCCGACATCATTCTTCGTGAGAGAGGCCGTGCGCGTGAGTTCTTGATTGTACTGTGACCATGCAATCTGTCCATTTGTGGCTGCTGTGGCGACTTTTTCTGTGGCCACTTCGACCGCATTCTGCGCTGCTATCACAGATTGTGTCGCCCCCGATTGTTCAATATTCAGCGTGTGCTGCTTGGTAATCAGCGCATCTAACTCCACGCCGCGCGCCTTACTGGTCGCAATTAAGGCGGTGTTCTTGGCAATCTGGCTATCGAGGCCCGCTAAAATGACCTGGGCATTTGCGAGGGTCGCTTGCGCAATCGCTAACTCGTTTTGCGCCCGCTGTTTTTCCAGATCGAGTACGACCCGGAGCTGCTCTCCCACGACTTCTATGCTTGCCCCTTCGGCCTTGAGTAACGTCAGGTTTGCCTGCGCCCGGTTTTCCTGCGCGGCCAAAAGCTGATCTTTATTCTGTAACGTGGCTTGCTGTGCTCGCGCGGTGACCTCGGCAGCATCGGCGGCCTCTTTCGCTTCCTTCGCTTGCGCGGCGGCTTGGTCACTCAGCGCTTTGAAAAAGTCCGTATCCGCTTTCGCTTTCAGTGCCCCAATCTTCGCAAACTCCGTGGTTGCGGTCGTAGAGAACTGAATCACCTTCGCTCGTTCCGTCTCAATCTTCGCGGACAGGTCGGTAATCTCTCGATCATACTTACTGACCTCCAGCCCGCGCTCTGGCGTGGTTGCGACTTGCGCTTGGGCCTCCGCTCGCTTCGCTCGCAACGCGGCAAGCTGTTGTTGTTGCAATCCTATATCCTGCTGTGTGGCCGTCGCTTGCGCCCGCGCTGCGTCTCCCTGCGTGCGCGCTATCTGTTGCTCTAAGGTCAGCTTTTGTTGCGCGAGACTCGCGCGCTGCGTTTCCGTATCTCGCTCAAGCGCCAGTACCGCGATGCGATTCGTAATGGTTGCCACTTCCGCTTGCAACCCCCCAATCACTTGCTGTGATGTTGCCGTCGTAATCGCAACACGTGCTGCTGCGGCCTCTTGCTCCGCTTTGACTTCTACGCGTTTGTTGGCAATGAAAATGTCTGCCGTCTGCGCATACGCTTGGGCTTTTTCTAACTCTCCGGCTTTGGTAATCTCTACGCCTTGTTCTGCCGTCGTTTTGAGATCAAACTTTTGTTTTGTCTGCGCGTCAATTAAGGCTAGACTTTGCGCCAACACGCCCCCGACATCCGCGCCCGGTGTGATCGTCGCTGCTTGGGCGGCCAAGTCACGACGGAGTTGCAACACGTGAATCGTGGCATCCGCAATGCCCTTGAGTTGATCCGTGCTGAGTTGCAATTGCTGGTTGGTGCGAAAAAAAATGCCGCCCAGGGCGTTAAACGCATCCCCTAAGGAGACGAGCGCAAACGTGAATTCATGTGCTTGTTTCGTTGAACCCACGAGAGCTGAGGCCACAAGCCCCAGGCCCCGCTCTGCTTGTGACCACGCCGTGCGTGATACATCGTCGGCTTTTTGTGTTTCGGTATTGAGTCGGAGCAGCTCAGCATAGGTAAAGTTTACCGCCGCCCCTGCGCCTAACACGCCTGCCTTTGCTAAGTCCCACGCGCCTTTTGCCCCTTCGGCGGCCCCTTGTAACAACTTGAGCGTCGTCTCACCCAAGGCCCCTTGTAAATCCTTGACGAACCCTTGTGTCAGTCCGATTTCACTCGGCAGATTCGCGGCATTCGTCCCCACTTCCACCACCACCGCCACCGTTTTGGCGCTAATTTTGACGATCCAGTCAAAAATATCGGCTAAGATGGCCCCGGCCTTGCGCAAGTCTTCCGTATTCACATTGACCGGGATATTGGACCCTTCCTGTTTGAGTCGTTTGAGTTCGTCCCCCGCCCCAATCAACAGTTCTTTGAACGCAGAGAACACGCCCCCAAACGTTTGGGCTTGTAACGCTTGGGTAAAGGACTCGACCGTCGATTTGATCGCATCAAAACTCTGTGAGGAGGCATCGGCGAGGGTCTTATAGACCTCCATGCGCGTAATCAGCTCTTGCACGTAGTCGCCTTTTTGTTTCCACGTGCGGGCATCTTCCAGGTTGGTAATATGAATGGCTGGAAGAATCCGTTGCCCCATTGCGGAATTCAACTCAAACATTTGCCGGACTTCTGCAACCAGCATTTCCCCCGATAATCCTTGTAGCTTGCCAACATTTAACACGCCTTGTGAGAGGGTCAGGAGCTGTTCTTGGGTCGCGACTTGCCCCCGTGAGAACGTGGCAACCGCTTGGTACACATCTCGTAAATCTTTCGCGCTGCCTAATGTTTGCGCATTCAAATCAAGAATGCGCTCTTGCAGCTTCGCGGCCTCTCCGAGATTTTGCGTCCACGCCTGCGCAGGCGCGAGCAGTTGCCCAGAGGCATCGCGCAACTCCGTCGTTGCTTGTAAGGTCGCCGCAATGGCAATCGTCGATTGCTCTAAACTATCCGCAAGATTGATGGATTGCTCAGCCATCGCCTTCAGTGCCGCGAGTCCCCCCACAAAAGAAAACGCCGCTCCTAAGGCCGCTGCCGCTGCTCCCACCACCCCCATGCTCGTTCCCATTCCAAGAATCTTTTCCGTCACTCCCCCAAATAACCCGGCCATCTTCCCCAACTCGCCCTCGACTTGAGTTGTGGCCTGTTGCGCCGCCGTCCCAATCCCCGCCATGGCTCCGCTCACGTCTTGCAACACACGGACCGATCCCCCGGACGTGATTTCGATGCGGACGGAGACGACTTGTTCAGCCATAGTTAGTTCACTTCTTGTGAATCGTCATCAAAGGGGGTATTAAGCGCATCCGCAATTTCTCCCACCCACGACAACAATTCTTCCCCGTCAGATTGGGGAATCGCCAGAAACCAACACGCCTCACGCAAGCGGGTAAGGTCGATTCCGTACCGAGTTTCTTTGCGTTCGTTCTCATAACTCGACTCCGCCAGTTGCCAAACCTTCCACAGGCGCAGCGTAAAGGCGTCAATGCGCTCAAAAAAACAGGTCGGCTGACAGCGCCAGGCCTGCCACGCATTGCTTTGACTCGCCAAATCGCAACATTCATTAGGATCAATCCCCCCCGCCCGGTCCCGTGGCCGGTCCTCTTCCCGATGCACCCGTGGACACCAGCGCGGATGTTTGATCCACGCGCCTACGTTGCGTTGGAAGCGGGCGAAGTCCCGGAGTTTTTTCGGGCGGACATCACCTCTTGCGCTTTCTGTTCGGAAAAGTACTTTGCCGCTAACGCAACGTTGTCCCGGACCTTGTTAAAAAACATCTCCACCGTGGTCTCTCGGTAGAGGAGGAGCGCCGCTTCTTCCGAAAATGGCATCTCTCCGTCAGGATAGTCGGCGTACCACGCCTCGGGATCAATCGTCCCCGCCCGTCCTGGTAGCATGCGAATAAAGTTGCCCAGCGTCAGCCCAGTCCAGCCCGTAAAGTTTTTCTTTACGAACTGCACCCGGTACTTATCATTATCCGCTTCCATCTGACCCGTGCGTCCGCGTACCATGCTGGCCTCAACAATCGACTCCAGCTCGCGGCCATCAACAAACATACAATGCACGAAAAAGGCGGGATCAGTCTCGGAGGCCGTCAAAATTTCGACATCGACGGGGATGCCCTTACGGCTCGAATAGCGGTCAAACAGATTGGCTTTATGGTTTCCGATTCTTGGACTCTGCATGGTCGCTCATTGTCCTTTCCTCACACGCGGGGGTCTCGTGGTGTCAACACCACGTATTAATCCATCAAAATCGACAATTCCGCATCGTCGGTTTGATGCTGCACGTTGTATGTGAGATCAAACGTGCGCAGCTGCTCGTTCTCTCCGTAGGGGTTGTCAATCGGTTGCGCCGTGGGAAAACTAAACTTGACCCGATTCCCGCTCGCCGTCCCGACTTGAAACGCCACGGCATGCACCGCGTTATCTTTGTAAATATCGTTGAAGTAGTTGCGCAGCGCGGTGTCGACTTCCACGACCATGTTGAGCGGCGGCGCCCGAGACGCAATGAAGAGGCCCTTCATGGCATTGGCCGCATTCGCATCGCGTCGTTCCGCAATCTGGACCCCAAAGGTAAAGCGGAAACTTTTGAGGACGACGGTTTCTGTGGCAATCGTACACGCCGCACTCTTGAACGAGGGCGCTTTATCGAGTTCAAACGTTTGGGAGGGAATCGCTACGACGGTGGGATCAATGTACAACCCCCGCATCTCAAACGTGACCTTGCAGTATTCACCCGCCGCGGCTTCCATCGTGAACGTGCCCTGCGCATCGGGCATCTGATGCCGAAAGCCGTCCAGGTAAATATCCAACCCCACCGATTCAAAGGCAGACGAACGCGGCGTATAGGTAATCGTATTCGCGGTTCCATCGACCGCCTCCAGCATGCCGCACGCACGCATGAGCCGCCCGAACCGCCACGGGATCGGCGCGGTCACATTGGTAATATCTTCTGGTCCCTGTAAATAGGTCACCCCGGTAAAAATATTGATGACCCGCCCCATAGAATCTTTCCGCTTCGTGAGTGACGGGCGGATCGGCTGAATCTGTTGCCGCTGCCCATCAATCTTGAGCGGGTTGGTGTTCTCATACATCAGCAGCGCATCGGTCGCTTGACTCAGGGTCGGCATGGCCCCCGGCGTCGTCGTGATGGCCGCTGCTACGCCAATTTTCTTTCCACTACTTGAGGCCATAGCTGTCTCCTCTGTCGTTCGGGCGGCGGCGCACGGTGCCGGTTAAGGGGGAAGGGGAATCCCGGCATGAGAAGAACAGTATCGATTCCATTCTTCTCACGTCACACGCCGTGACATTTCGGTGACGCTGCCGGGGGCCTGACCTGTTGTGTGAACACAACAGGAAATAATAAAACAAAAAGTTAGACGGGCCGGGCCGGGTCTCCTTCGCGGTGTCGGTATTCCACAACAAAGGTGATCGATCCTTCGAGCCGATTATCCAAAATTTCTGACACCGTTTTGTAACTTCGCAGCGGGTTGATACGCACCTGTACCCCGCCGATTTGCTGCTCATCACGCGTCATCATCGCTTTGTGGAGGTCATGGAGAATTTCATTCCCCAATGTCGCCACCGTATCTGCATCAACATCGGTCATCTGAAACACGACGCTGGTCTCTAATCGACAGCCGGTAAAACCAGCCGGAGTGGTTGCCCCACTCGCCCCCGCCACCTCATACGTTTCCTCCCCTTCCACCATCTGTAGGGTGTACGCGGCTTCCATCGTTTCCGTCGAAATTGACTTACGCCCCACCAATGATGGGGTGTGAAAATATTCCGTCCCAGCAGTCATCGTGGTCAATGTCGTTACGAGGTCCACAAGTATCAATTCCCTAATGGGGGTCGCGGGCATTAGTTCAACACCAGTTCGTTGCGTATCAGTTGCGCAATATCCGCTTCTACTGCGCGTATCGTTTGATCTTTCGGGCCGGTAAAAAAGTCGCGCTTCGGTATCCGCACTTCCCGCTTCAACACAAAGAGCGGTTCAATGCCGCCCGGACGTTTTCGCACCAAGAGGAGGTTGCCGCGCTTTGATCTGATGAAGAACGAATTCGGCACCGACCGCGCAGTTCCACGCGCGACACCTGCCGAGGTCAACATCGCGGGTAACGGAATCGTGAGCCACTGTCCGTGCGTCGGTCGGAGTACACCGCCGCTCATGTGGATCATGCTATATTTTAGTGCAGGCCCTTGTTTGATAATCCCGACTCTGCCCGTGACCTTCTCCGCCCCTTGCTGCAGCTCCCAGCCGACCGCCCGAGCGAGATTTCCGGTCCGTCGATGAAGTACCGCTCCCGTCAAATTGTACGTCGTCGCATTGGCCCCTTCGATCAACCGCCTTTTGAATTGGGGACTGTAGGCCGCGACCAGTCCAGACTGTGCCTTGACCTGCATCGTCGTGGCAAATGCCTGCAACTGTTTGACATCAATGGTGATCGTAAAATCCGCCATAACATCACTTTTAGTTAGGATCTCTCCAGTTAATGACGACTGGGGTAGAACCACTCTCCAGCAGCGAACACACCTGCCCTTCCCAGCCATAAATGCGCACCGGCCATTCGTAGGCCTGTCCTGGCGGAATACACGGCGCAAACAGCGCGGGATTGGTGATCGTAGAACAGGCCGTGCCGTTATCGACGAACCCAAAGCAGACGGACCCTGCGGCATTCGCGGGGACGGACACTTTGAGATTTTGTCGAATTTTATTGGTCACCTGGACCCCTGACGTGCTACTGGAAACCGTGACTTGCCCGCCCCGAGATCCTGAATTTTCGAGATCGAGCGCCCAGGCCGGACAGCCCCCAAACAGCACGGACAACACAAGCAGTATGACAATATGTTTCATAGGGGTCCCTCAGAAGACATGCCGCACAAAGGGGGCGAGCAATTCCAATACTTGCGGTAAATAGACGGATGGACTGAACATCGACACACTGCCCGAGGCGGCACTTTCCGCATTCACGCCTAATCTGTTGCGCCCCTGATACACAAAGGCGCTCTGAATCGCGCACGCGAGGTTCAGCGAACTCGGAATCATGGTGTCGTCTTGAATCAAGCCGCCGGTATAGGTCACCTTGATATGGCCATACCCCCCTGGCCAGCCTGCCCCAGACCGCAACATCACCATCGGAAGTCCGGTCGGATCAATCACAAGATCGGTCGCCGCTACTTTACTGGGAGTGTCCCACGTGTAGCCAGAATCGATCCACACCTCGGCGGTAGTGATCGGATACGCATGTAAAAAAAGCCGCTGGCTATTCCCGTCACTGGAAAGATATTCTGTATACTCTTGCAAAGGAAACACCCGATTGGTGACCGCTTCAAATCCTGTGAGTATTTGCGGATCACCTGTCCCTGATAGTGCCCCGATGATCGCAGCCAAAATGCCATCGTCACTTTCCGAATTCACCATTCCCTTCAGAAACGAGGCTCGAACAAAAGCCGGGGTTGTTAACGCAATCGCAGTCACACTCTGTTCCTAACACAACGCATCTTCGACCGGAGCGACACTCACTCTCGGCCCATTCATAAAGGGGGCTGGCGGAATCGGCGGCGGAAACGACGGCAGCCGTCCACGAATCGGTGCAAACTCATTGTGTGGGACTTCGCGCCAGACATCGTCTTTCCCTGCGGGATGCACGGGCGTCTCGGGTGGCGTCACAGGCGCCAGTTGCGCTGACTCCTGTACTTGTGGAGGAAGATGCTGCCATTCTTCTCGCACATCTCGAAAGGTCGCGCCCTGTTGTCGCTGCGTTTCCGCATAGGACGTTTGTAATCCGGCCAGTCCATCCGGGGTCGGCCGCTGTACGAACTCTTCTAACGCACGAATCCGTTGCTGCAACACCTCAAACAGTTCCTGCTGATCTCGGACGACATCCGCCAGCCGGTCCACGTCCTCACTCAGCTTGCTATTGCTGACCATCAGCCCGTCCCGTTCAAACGTCAATCCGTGATTCGTCACCCGGAGTTTCTTCACCTCTTCCAGCAGGTGAGCCACGGTGGAGACAAACTCCCGGCCCTTCTCCGCCGTCACCTTGAGATCCGCATTGATGTCGGTCACTGGCTGTTCCATCATGGTTATTCTTTCCGCACAGGGGGGTGCTCGTGACGCAGCTTCTCAAAATCGTGCGCGGTCCCGATCTTCTTGAGAAACTCTTTCCCAAACGCGGCGGCTTCGGCGTCATCCAAGAGACACACCTCGCCCTCGACAAACCGCCCGACACTGGTCATGATCACCCGCCCGCGTCCCATCACCTCATAGGTACTCTGCGGCAAGTCCGGCTCTGGGACGACCGGGGGCGGCGGTTGTCCAGCAATCGGCTTCGGTGGCTCCACATGCGATTGTGGTCCGGGGAATGGTTTGTTCGCGTCAGCCATATCCTCACTCCTTGTTGTGTTCTGGGAGAGGTCCTGCAGGACCTCTCCCTACTTACCCATGCGGGCTTCTGCAGAAGCCCGCATGAGAAGGGTTATGATGCGGCGGTCTTCAGTCGGGCAAACGCGCCGGGGATGGCTCCCACAAACGCGACCCGCTCGACCACGCGCATCCATTTGGTAAATTCCGTAAATCCGGCTTCAGAGGAAATGTCGATTTGCATGCCCATGCGATCACCGAGCGCCCATTTTTTCCAGTCGCCGTACAACATAAAGGGAGTCGAGACGGCGGTGGACGCCACACCGGGCATCGCATTGGTCGTGTAGTACGGTCGCCCTAAGATCGTGCCCGGAGGACCGTCGACCAGCCCACCACTCAAGGACTCTCGCCAAATCGGTTGGCCGGTCGAGTCTTTAATCTTCTGCAGGATGCCGACAATATCCAGGTGAAACACGAACGCCCCCTGCATAACCACTTTCGGATCGGCGCCATGTTTCAGGTTCACGACGTTGTCATAGACAACATCGGTAAATGCGGTTTTCGTGGACGACATGGTGACATCGGTCACGCCTGCCGCCTGTAACGCGCCGGTAAACGGCGCGGCCGCGGAGTTAAACGCTTGCTTGTCTTCCTCTAAGGCTACCGCCTCCGTGAACAAATCAGTGAGCAGCGGGACCAAAGGAACAATGGAGTCCATATCCACCTCAACACTCAGCTCGTCGAGGGCCATCATGGTTTTGGAGTTGAGTTCCGGACGGAGTAAGGTCACCGTCGAGGTGGTCGGCTTCGTGCCTTCTCCCGGCCAGTACACGAGCGGGCCAGTATTTCGCACAGGCAGTTTCATATCTTTCCTGTGCATCGGATAGATACGCAGCAGCTTGCGGGCTACGCCCATCTGCCCGATCATCGCCAGCACTTCGGGGTAGATTTCTTCTGGGACGAGAAAGCCGCCCGTGGTGGTCGTGGTCTCTGTTTGATTGAGACGGGTTACCCCATCGGCGGAATAGGCGAGCTGGGTCCGGGCAAAATGTTTAGGTTGGACTCCGTAGCGGATACGGGCCACGTCACTCAGGAAATTCTCGAATCCTTGTCGCCCCACTGTCCCCGCCCCAACGGCAGGCACATAAACCTTACTGCCAAACGGTTGGCGTTTGTCGATCTCGTCACACCGGACCAGGGCATCTTTCCAGCCTTGTTGGACACTGGTGAGACCAGCGTCTATCTGCCCGAGGCGGGCGTTATGGGCTTCAATCTTTTGCTCAATCTGCGGAATCGCCGCGGCGATCGGCTCAAGAATTTGCAGGATTTCGTACAGGGGATCACTATGCTTAACTATGACATCAGTCATCAGCCTTTCTGTTGTTTCTTGTCACGGAAACACGAACGAGGGTCATTCAGTGATCTTTCTAGCGTTGTTTGATCCGCTGCAACTGAGCCGCGATAGACGCATGGGCTTCGGCAGACCGACCAAAATAGAGTTGTTGTTGGGTGGTCTCCTCGGGCACGTCTGCCGGAGGAGGAGGAACGGTCACAATGTGTTTTAATTTACTCAGTCGTTGGGTCAACGCATCGGCGGCCTTCTGCGCGGTTAAGGCAGAGAGCCGTTCTTGGATAGACAGAACCGGGGCCAGTGGCGGCTCAGGCGTGGTCTCAGGCGTCACGACAGGAGTGACCCCCCGTGCCGTGCGTTGCGTTATCAGACTGGCCGGAATCGCCCGTTTCGCCTGGTTATTGGCAATCGTGAGGAGGAGCGGACGCATCATGTCGCCACACTCCCGCAAAAAGCTATCCACTTGTGAAGAATTGTCTTGCGCCCCAGGAGGCAGCATATACACCATGCGCAACATCGTCCCGTGACAGCGCTCCACCTGGTCTACTGCGTCCCACAGATTGGCTTCGTCATCCGCCGCCATTGCCTCAGCAAGCGGGCCGCGCACACTGGGAGGCGCGGCGCTCACCTCAGACGCTGGGGAAGGAGCGGAAGACAGCGTCGGAGTTGTGTCTGGGGGTTCAGCCCCCACGGGAAGAGACCGAGAGGAAGCGGCGGGCAAAGACGGGGAGGTCGAGGGGGAAGCACCCTCGGCCGTGGGGCTGCTCGCACTGTCCTCACTCGCCGCATCGTTAAGTCGCACCACTATAGGGGAGACCCCTGGTGTGACTCGACGGACTAACCGCTCAACTTCTTCAGCGGTCACTTGTCGTTGCTGGATCGCGCGCATAATAGCGTCGGGGTCAGCAGGGACGGGACAGAGCGAAAATTCTAAGAGTTCTTGTTCGACATAGGTCAGGCCGACTTGGCGACCTTGCTCATCCAGGTTCGGCTCCCATTTGAGCGGCATCCACTGCACACTGCCCGCCCGCATAATCGGCGGGTCCGCGGCATACAAGCGGTAGACCGTGTCGGCAAAGGCGTAATCATCGGGTTTGGCGTAGGTCACCTCTGCCACCAACTGTTTGCCTTCCACCCGCATGGTGGGCGCAATGCCAATCGCTGGCTGCGTCACGTCGTGACACCACAACACCGGGGCACCCGTCCGCTTGTAGTTGTCTAAGGCCCATCCAGCAGTCAGAATGCGGTGTCCATCCCGCTTGGTGCCTTCCGTGGAACAGACAAAACTGATAGTGCGGTCTGGCCCGTCTGGGCGGGCTTGCCGTGTCAGGGCAAACTCAGAGCGCAATTGCGTCTGTGGGTCAGTTGCTAAGACCGCAGCAATTTGTGCAGGCGTCACCAGTGACGGCTTAGTCATACGGCTGTCCTTATGTCACACTTTACCTTGTACACTCATTGTAGTGTTCACACAACGTCGGATAGAGTCTCCCCATAAAAGGAAATCTCGTAGTGATATTCTCCAGACGTTATTGTTTATCGAAATAGAGAAAGGCTAGAAACGCTATCCAACACAGCGTAACCATGATCGCTGTGGTGATCACTTCTGCTGGAGACTCCACCCTCCCCTGTTGTTGGCACTGGTCATGCATGGTGCATCTCCTCCCTTACCGCATCAGCGGAACACCAACGCACCGGCAGTTTACACACTCCTCCGCCGTCCCATGCGGATCAAGGGGGAATAACAACCCGTTACTAAACGGTGTGCCCAGCGCCCGAATCTCGCCGTCCACGCCCGTCTTGGGCGCATGCGATTCCCGCACAACCGTATCGCGTGACGAGAGCCACATCTGCTCATCAATCTGCTGTTCCCGCATCGCTTCATAGCGCCCGCCACTCATCGCCTGCCCAATCTCCGTGCGGGCAATCGTCAGTGAGCGCGAGTTGGCACTATTCATCACGCGTTTGACCCGTTCCACCAGTTGCAGGAGCGTATCGGACTCGTCGAGGCCTTGCAGAAGAGACGCGCGGAGCTGTTCGCGCACAGTCTCGTTAATCCCCACGACGCGAATCACTTTTTGTTCTAAGAAGCTCCGGGCCGCGTTGGAGTCAATCAAAAACTCTTTATCAATGCCCAGCTCTGCCACGACCAGCGCCCCCCCCACTGCATACGCTTGCGTAAACAAGGGATCGGAGAAGGTTTGCAATTCGCGCCGGGCGGGATCGACCGCGAATAAGATTGATTCAATGTCCTGGTCTTCTATCTCACGCCGCAGACTCCGTGCCCCGGCAATCTCCGTCAGGTTATGCAACGTCTCTGCGCGGAGCTTATAGAAGTGGCGGCGAATCTTGCCCTGATAATTCTCCTCAAAATGAGACACCGCTTCCGTATAGCTCCGCCAAAACTTTGCATAGCGGCGCTCGCGTGCATCATCGTGCGCCCGGTGCGTGATCACACGCGGGGCCTTTGCTGTGGGCGGCGGTGGTTGCTTTCCTTGCTGGGTCTGGTCAGTCAGTTGTTTCGGTTGTGGCTGTCCATCCGGGGGAAGTTGCTGTTGATCGGGCGGCGGTTGCAGTTGCGGAAGGGTCGCGCCGTCCATCACGGCAGACAGCGGCACGAGTGAGGACGTGACAAACGCCTCATCCCCCCACGGGACATCCGGCATGCCCAGGTCCAGCACTTCGTTGATAATGTTAATCGGATACCCGAGGGCTTGAAACTTCTGCGCTTGGTCGAGCTTCTCGGTAAGGTCTTGCTGACAGGCGGGCACTTCGTCAAAGTCAAAGATCCCTTCCAGCCCAGCATCAAACCGTGGGATAAAGTCCGAGTTGAGCGTCTCTGCAAGAAAGCGCCCCTTCGGGATCATGTTCGTATCCCAGAACAAGCGAATCTGCGCTTTAATCCCGGCATCAGAGAGCCCGGTCTTCTCGTACTCCCCGAGGAGAATCGGCAGCACGTTGAAAATCTGCGCCAACTCTGACTTATTATATTTGCGCAATTCTAAGAATTGCATATCCCGATGAGTGAGTCCTAACTGCTTGTAGTCCCAATCCTCCCCCGGTAGCACCCCAAGTTTGAACGCTTTGTTGATCCCCCCGTGCGTCTCATACCAGCTCTCCTTAATCAACGTGCGCTGCGCCTGCGTGAGTTGAGTCTTGCCCTTATAGAGCATCAGCCCGCCCGGTTCCGCCGTGTTCTCAAAGAACGCGCTGTTATACACCGAGGCGTTGTAGTCCTGTTGAGCAGCGAGTTGGGCGACTTGCAGCGGCCCCACTCCCCAAAACGGATTATCGGGGTTCGGATACCGAAAGTGTAATACCTCATCAAGCGAGAGGGTGACCGGGGGACGATCAGCGCCCATTTGCACGATATAGCCCACAGGCATGCCGGTTGCCCGGTCAAGCAGTTGTTTGAAGTAGTTGGGGTTGAACACCAGGATATTGCGGGGGATGGTGCGCCGATCCCCGTCATTATCGAGCCACCACAAACAGTTCCCAGAGAGTTCTAAGAACAAGATCGTCAATTGCCAGAGTTCACTCGCTGTGATGAATGGTGCAGGGCGTTGAAACAATGTCAGCAGCTTATGCGCGGTGACTTCCGTCTCCCCTCGGTACAGCTTAAAGGGCGCTTGGGCAAACGTTTGATACTGCACGCGGACACAGGCATAGACCGTGCCGTGCTGGGTATACGGGGAGGTAAACTGGTGCGCGGCGGGCGAGAGGGTAGCGCCGCGAAAGAATGCGTCTTGAAAAGAGGTCGTCGGCGCATCTCGTGTCTGTGAAGAAACTACGCGTGCTCGATGTCGGCTCACCTCACTCCTAGGTCACAACGGAAAGTATAACGAAACTCCAGGGGAAAGCGAGGGGCGCTATTATTTTCTGGTAATCACACCAGAAGTCAACGCCAGAAACGACACGACCACAGGCGCCTGTGGTCGTGAATAAGTCCGTACTCTCCCCGTGACGGAGAAAGGAAACTTATGATCCATGATGTATACGAAGATAACAAACAAAAAGTGGCCAGACAAGGACACAAAGAAAACTGCCGCGCCGGGGGGTTACCTACGCGGCAGTTACATAGAGGGGGAAACCTCTCGAAACTACACCTTCACACAGACAGGGCACCGCTCAGCGTATCAATATGGTATTGTCGTGTCAACAAAAATGAAAGAAAAGGGGCGGTGCCTCGCCCCCTCTCTGCGACCATGATCAGTGGCCCATTTCATTGCGGTGCAGACACAACACCACGCAATCTGAAAACTATAGTGTACTACATGCGAAATGGCAACATCACATCTCCCCCCTCTTCCGCAAATGCCATCACCACCGCATCGCCATCGTCCGTCGAGCGGCCTAACCGATCTCGTAAGCTCAGCTTCGAGTCAGGCGACCACGCATCGTCTTTGCCTTCAACCTTGATCCGGCCCCCACTCTGGACCTTCCAGTGTGGTGACGTGAGATCACCCGTGAGACCATCATGCGGCGGTAACGCAATCGCTTCCCCACAATCGGGGTCTAACATTTCCCGCATTTTCCACCATGCCTCGCTGCGCCGATCGGCAAACCCCAATTCCCCTGAGCGGTCCCGCGCATCCGAGTGTGAGCCCGCCGAAAACGCAAAGGCCCGCTGTCCCTGTTCTACGAGCCGGTCATACACCCCCGCGCCAATCCCTACGACATCAATAACTGCTACCCCTCCATGCTTCTCTTGAATGCCTTTCACCACGCCCACGCAGTGCATGAGGTTGCGTTTCTGCTCTCCCTCAATTCTGCGCAGTTCCGTGATCACGTTGCCCGTCCGCAGGGCTAACACGGTCGCATCATTGCCGCTGCGGGCAACATCAACGCCAATGGTGGTCAGCAGGAGTTCCTCTGGTTTCTGTTCCTGCCACCCCTGCCACCGTTCATTCGCTTGCTCAATCCAGGTCAGCGGAATAATCGTGTCTTCATCACTCGCGGCAAAGTTTCCCTCAACGCGATTCTGATACATCGGACTCTGTTCGCCCCATTGCCGTTTGCGCTGCTCCGCCCATTCCGTACTCATGCGCCCTGCGGCAATGGCCTCACTCTTCGTGACATGCCGCACCCACCAATCTTCCAATCCTGGCTTGCGGGATTGGATGTCATAGAACCGCCCGGCAGGCTCACCAGGAGTGGAGATGGAGAACACAAACACTTCTCCCCCCTCCACATTGCCATCGGTCGAGAACGCGCCTTCTGCGGCATTCCAGGTGCCATCCAGCACGGCCTTAGACTCATCGAAGATATAGAGGAGAGAGGTCGCGTGCGCCCCTTCAATCGCTGAGGGCGTATCACTCGCGACCGCGAATGCTTCACCATATGTGAGTTTAATTGAAATGTTGAGAAGTTCTTGCCCCACCTTCCATGCGGGGCAGGGAATCTTCGACCAATCGAGCAGCCGCACCCACTTGTGAATTTCTGGCCACAGATACTTATCAAGCTGCCGCCACACGCTGGCGGTGGTAATTGCTTTCCAGTCGCGCTTCGCGATCTCCCGCGTGAGGGTAAACCAGATAATCAACCAGGCGGCACTGGTCGTCTTCCCTAGACCATGCGGTCCGCGAATGCAGACCCGCCGCTGTGGCATGATCTGCTGCAAAATCTCATGCTGGTACGGGGCCGGCCCTTCGGTCCCTGGGCGCCACGTAAAACAATCTAACACAAACTGTGATGGATTGGTAAAATAGTGCTCCAGAAAAAAGACACACCGCTCATCTTCAATGGGTGATTGCGTCGGGGTCGGTGGTGGGTTCAAGCGCCCCCACCACGTTGACGCCACGTTCTCGAAACCGGATCGCAAGGAGCTGCTGGAGTCGAGCCAGTTGCTGTTGGTCAGTAATGATTTGGCGGATCGCATCGGTATAGACACTCGCGTACAACATGAATTGCTCGACCGTCACAAACTGTTGTAATTCTACGGCGCGTTTACGCTCACTCTCAACGAGGCGCTGCTTCCGGTCGATCTGTTTTGTCACCTCTTCCCAGGCATGATAGTCTTCTGTCCCACGCACAATCAAGCGCTGCATCTCCGTGAGCGCGGCCCCAATCGTCACCGTGTCTTTCGCCCGGATCGCTTCTTCGAGGTCGGCAAAAGTTTTCGCGAGCAACTGCCAGAGATGCCCACTCTCGCCCGAATCGACCCGCTTAATGAGATCGACCGCCCGCGAATGAATCAACGCAATCTCATCTTTTAACTCTAACAGTTTGGGATCATTGCGGGTGAGATCATATTCCGCCAACAGCCGCGTCGGGAGGTCTTTTGAGTAGCGACCATGCTTAAATTGGCCAGAAGCTATGCCCTTCCGACTGTTGCCGCCGTGCAACTCACAGAACTCTCGGCCAATGCGCGCATCTTTCTTACACGGAAGTTGCGTACGACGAGAGCGGCCTTTACATTTCATAATCGTTCAAGAGATACGCAGGCGTACAAGAGATATTATCTCGGCTTTTTGAAAATAAGGACCGGCTCTGTTGCGACTTCTTCTTCTTGACCAGCCCCAAATCGTCGGGATAAAGAAAACTCCTCTGTCGTCACGAATTGAAAGCCTGCAGTTAGCGCCGCCCCCTTTGTCCACTCAACAAGGGGATACGTTTTCCCCCGCAAGGTCACATCGGCAATGTTCACAACAGCATACGAATCCGCATTGAGTGCCACATGCTGCAAGTGCATCATCGGAATAAGAAACCCCTCCCGCCACGCTTCACCAGTTTGATACCGTATCCACGATTGCGTTGCCTCATCACTATAATGTTCTTTTGCAAAATAGGGAGGTGACGTAAACGCAAATTGGCATCGATTTTTAAATGCCGCTGGGTCAACATCTTCTGCCGGGACGTTATGAAGTTCAACGCGTGCGGCCATACCAAGCGCCTCTACCATTGTCATATTTCCTGCATGCGTTGCGGTATTGGGGTCAATCCCAATATACAAAGGAAGTCCCGATGCTAAAAATCCTACCAGCCGCCCCCCATACCCTGTTGAGGTATCAAGCACAGTCGCTCCGGGCGGCGCATATTTTCGATAGAGATAGAGGGCAAAACCAGGACGAAAATTGGAGAGCGGCTGCGTGCCGTGAACAAACTTCAAATTGTTCACGGCACGATCGCCAATAGCCCCATATTGCAATTCTAAGGTCAGCGCTTTTCGTAATAGCAGGTCATCACAAAATGCACTATATTGACTCTTCATTTTTTCCGCTGCCGCATGATACCGCTGCGGATGGTACGTATCCGCCACATGATACGCCATATCTGTTCTGATAAGATGTTCTTTTTCAGTAGAGGATAACTTGTTCATCTCTTGCATACACACATGCAGCGGGAGTTTTCTATACGGGAATCCCGTCGCCCGAAAATAGGCAAACGCGGCCTCAATAATTTGCTCATTCGTAAAAAGAGGAACCGGAGTCTCTTCTGACGCCTCCTCCGCTATCGGCTCACTCCCTGTCTCTGCTATCGCCTGCAACTCCTCCTGTGTAAACGCCGCGGCAATCGGGGCATACCCTTTCGGCAAGTCCGCCAATTCAATCTGCAATAATGGATTATCCCACTCCGCGAACTCATGGGTTTTATTATCCACGAGCCGCAGCGCTTGAATCTGCTGTGGCGTCAAATCATCCGCAAACAGACAGGGCGCGGTGGTCGTCCCTTCCGTATCGCCCGCTTCATCGGCTAACTCACACGCGGCTTGGTAGCGTGTATCCCCGATCACAATCACTTTCTGTTTGTCTAGCACAATCGGTTGTCGCCAGCCAAATTCCTTCAGGCTCGCCTTGACGGCAGGAATCGCCCCGGCATTCTTACGCGGATTGCGCGCATAGCGGGTAATGTCCCGCAGCGGAACATACACGAGTTGTCGCGCGGACAGTGCGTCTTTGGTAGGAGCCGTTGCCTTGACAGGAGAAGGGAGTGTTGACACAACCCAGCTATAGCAAACTGTGTGCTTGACGCAAGGTGGAAAGCGGACTAACCTAACGGAGTAGATTGAAGGAGAAACACCCGATGCCGTATCACGATGACCCTCGGCTGATTGAGTTAGCCACCCTCATCCCAGAGATTGTCGCGCAGCTAGACCTCATCCCAGAGTGCCGCGCGGGGATCTGCTATCAACTCATGCTGCAGAGTACTGTAGCGCCGCTGCTCCTCGCGCTGGGGATGCACACCGAAGAAGCAGAACGACAACTGATCACGTATGCCGACCTGGACCACATCACGCCCGCCGAACGCACTGCGGCTTTAGATCTCGTGGAAGCGTTGCCCCATGTGATTACCGATGTCCGGACACTGCTCAGCGCGGAACACTGGGGGCTCGTGTTTCCCCTCCTCACGGCGATTGCACAGGGGGTCATCCATCATGAGGACCTTGCCCGAGAACTCTTGAGACACAATCATTTCGCGCATGACGAACGGTATGCCGCGTTTCGGCGCTTTATGAAACTTGAAGACACCCCGAACGAGGCCGCCTAGCGCAGTCAACATCCTGTGTGTGCCCCCACCGTAGCCATTCTCTCCTGTTTGTTTTGGGGAATTGTCAACAGCGGGAAGGAAAAAGACGGGAAAAAAGAGGGGGTATGATGCGGCGCTCGCTCACGACTGGTGGGGGAGTGAAGCGCGAGAGTAGGATAGATATGAAGAAGAGCACTACGAAGGAAAGGAAGGTGAATAGTGAGTAAGTAGGACTTTTAAGTCCTGCGCGTTTGCCTATTTCGCCACTCCGGCAGTTGAATAAAATCAATGAGTTAGCCACAATTTTTCTGTATCGATCAAAAGTTCTGTTGCCAATACGTTGCCACTTTCAGAAAGAATCAGTATGACACATCCCCCCTACTCACGTCCACCGACGTTCGCAAAAGATGGGATTGGGCTCTATAAACAAACCGCAAAAAAATTAGAATGGCTGTATCAAACCAGTCCCGTACAAAAACATAAAGACTATGCCTATCGTATCAACAGGTGTGGCCCCACACGAAAGCATACGTGGTATTGCAGAGTTAAACTCTGTCCCGTGTGTATGTGGCGACGCTATAAACGGTGGCAAGCCCGTTTTTATTTTTCCGCCCTCCCAGCGCTCCATGAAGAACATCCCAATGCCCAATTTTTACTACTCACCCTAACAGTGAAAAATGTAAAAATAAAACATCTCCGGTGGACCGTCCATGCGATGGCGGAGGCGTGGCATCGATTGACCCAACTCCGTGCCTTTTCATGTCTGGGCTGGATACGTGCGCTGGAAGTCACCCGCACAGCAGACGGATTGTGTCATCCGCATTATCACTGTTTGTTAATGGTCTCTCCCCTGTACTTTCGCACGAGTTATCTCACCCAGCACGCATGGGGCGCCCTCTGGCAACAATGTCTCCGTGTCTCCTACACCCCCGTCGTTGACGTGAGAAAAACACGCGCGGAACGATTCTCCTATCTCATTAAGCCACTCGATCTTTCTCTCAACACAGATCGTTCTGCACTTCGTCCCTACGTTTTTGCCTTGACTGACCATCTCCATAAAATAAAACTCATTACGGCAGGCGGCACACTCAAACGGTACTTGCAATTATCCCAGATCCCCAGAGAGATCACGCCCTCTAAAAATGTTCCCTTACATTCCATTCATCATGATGGATACAAAAATCAGCTCGCATTAGGAGAGGAAATTTTCCCCAGTGCCGACCTCTCCCCAGAAGAAAAATTTCTCCTCATCGATTCAATTGCGGAACGGTTACAGCGCGAACGGGGCCTGTCTCGCACCGAAGCCCTTGCCCTCATCAAAGACGCCATGTAAGATCCAGTTATGCAAATCATAAACATTCTTTATGTATTCGCACCGAGGGAAGGGGTAAACACCCTTTCCTCTCGGTTTTTTCTGAGCACTTCTGCTTAAAGTTTTTGTTTTTTGAGTGTCTTCTCCCCCTTCCGCTCAATCACCTCCCGCAACGTATCAAAACTCGGCTGATTATAATGCCGCGTCACGACGTGCAAACTCTTGTGACCCGTAATCGCCATAACCACTTTGTAGTTCACCCCCGCGTTCAGCTGCCGCGTGATAAAGGTTCTGCGCAGATCGTGGACATGGACGGTGTGCAGGCCGAGGGAGTGACGTGCTTTCCGGACATACCACAGGAATTGATGCCGGGTGAGGGGAAAGACCAGCGACTCCTCTCCGCCTTTCGGTTGGGAACACACCGCGGCGTGTACGGCGTGGGACATGGGCACCCGGCGAGCATCGCTCCCTTTCGTCCCGATAAAGCGGAGCCAGTGTTCCTCACAATTCACATGACTCCACCGCAACGCTAACACCTCCCCCTCCCGTGCGCCTAATTCCCATAAAACCGTGAGCACCGCTGCAGCAATGGCAGGAAGGGCCTCGCACAAACGCTGATACTCTGACTCTGAGACGAGTCGTGTCCGCGTGCCGGTCTCGCGGTCTAACTGGAGATGCGGCCGTTCCGCAATCACATGATCCCGTTCGGCTAAGATCAGCAACGAGCGTAAGAAGGCCAGTTCACGGTTTATCGTGGCCGCTGTGGGTGGGGTGCCATACCGTGTGATCGCGGTCCGTCGATGCTGCTGGTACTCAGCAATGCCCGCCGAGGACACCTGACTGAGCGGAATATCCCCAAAAAAATCACACAGCCGAGACAAGGAGAGCCGATCTTTCTCCACACTGCGCTTATGTTGCTTGGTCGCAAGCCAACGCTGCCCCCATTCCGAGAGTGTCACAATCTGTGGTGGTGGGGTACGGGCCGCCTGCTTGGCCGCGTCAAAGTCCGTCTCAATCGCATTCTTGCCTAAGTAGAAATCTCGGCGCTTGAGCGCCAGGGCCAGCGTATCGCCGCCTGGAAAGACGCGCCGTTTGCCTTGCCAGTCCGTGAAGCGCACGTAATACAGCGTCCGCACCCGTCCATCCTGCGTGCGATAGGAACGGGCCACCAAATGTCTAGGCAGTGATGCGGGGGGCTTTGCCACGGGGCACCGTCCGGCCAACCAGATCATCAAGCGAGCAGTGATAAAAGTTGGCGAGCTTAATCAGCGTGTAAATATCCGGCCAGGGTGCCCGCCCGGTTTCATAGCGCCAGAGTTGCGTGCGGTCCACGCCCGCCCGCTCCGCCACCACGGGCCGAGAGAGGCCCCGTTCCTCCCGCATGGCAAGCAACGCCCGCCGGAGCGTCTCGGCATACGGCGGCGGATTGGCGAGCGCATGCGGCGGGCGTTTGCGATGCGGCGGCGGTTTCTTGCCCGGCAGTTTCCGCTGGCCATTCGTGGCCCCCTGCAAGCGCGTGATGCGGGGATCAATCAGGATCTCTGGGGCCGGTGCCCCCGTCATCGTCGCCGCTCCCTGCACACACACCTCGTCATCGGCAGCGGCCAGTGAGCCGCACACCAGCCGGGCCACCAAACAGACCACCGTGCCGCTGGTGCCCACGCGCCGCCAGAAACACACATTGTGAGATTCCATCGTATACGTCCTTGTGCGCGCCGGTGCGCGGCTGTCCTCCTCCGGTCTGGTGGCTGCGGCCCACGCTTCCCAGGCATCGCTCCTCACCTCATATCATAGTGCGTGTTCTGCGGGCGGAGCTGTGCGCCGCGACGGACTTGACTTTTTTCCCACAATGCCATATATCCGGGCCAGCAGGGGAGGTCATTCGCTATGCACACGGCAAAATCCGTCACTCAATCGCGTCAAAATCCCCAAAACCGCAGAATTGTTAAAAAGTCTAGCAACATCCCACCCGCAATGCAAATCCCCCCACCGCAGGAGTTTCCCCTCTCCCGGAAGAGGCAGGCCCCAGAGTTTATCTCGGTCCCCCGCTGCGCGGAGCGGCTTGGGGTCAGTGACGAGACCGTCAAAACCTTGATTCACCAAGGGAAGCTGACGGCCATTAAGCTCAATGTCCATCTCCGCGTCTCGGTTGCTTCGATTGAGGCATTGAAACAACGCGCCCTCGTCTCTCCTACGCCGCCGTCGTTGTGTTGACACAACATGTGTAGAATAGGGGGAAGGCTATGATCTGGTATACGGCGACTGAGGTCGCCCGTCGGTATGGCGTCTGTCTGCGTACCATTACCCGTGCCGTCGCCCGCGGTGACATCACACCTACCGCCCGCGTCCATCAGCACTACCGCTTTACCGAAGAAGCCCTCGTGGCCTGGGAACAACGGACACAACTCGCCAAACCTCCCGGTCGCCCCCGCACCATTTACCCCCTTGACACAAGCAACCTACTTTGATAGGTTGGTGGTGTTGACACTACACACCACAGCAAAGGGGAATATCACATGGACAGTCTTTTTCGCCATTATGAGCAGACCCTCACCACGCAGTTGCAGGCCGCAGGCGTCAAATCAAAAGTGCGCTGGTACGGCGCGGAGTTTAAGCAGCTCGTCTATGCCCGGTGGGATGGTCTTCCCACCGTTTTTTCTATTGGCTCATCGTTCGCCGAGGCGTCTGCATGGGTCGAGCAATATCTGACCAACTTCAAGGAGTATCAAAAGCGGTTCGCCAAATTAGAACACGAAGGGCGCGTAAGTGCATGACCGAGGCGCATCTCAGGCGGCTCCTGCAAAAACATGTGGTCGGGCCTCACTGGAGTGTGATAGAAAGTCCGCTTACACGACGAGGCCTGCCCGACCTCACTGGATGTTATCACGGGGTGGACATTTGGCTAGAACTCAAAATCAGTACCGGCTGGCAGGTCCGTAAGTCTACCTCCTCTGTGACACAAGTCGTATGGCATGAAGCCCGCCGCGCCGCAGGCGGCCAGAGCTTTTATCTGATCGAGAAAGATCATGCCGACGCCTGGGGCTATGCGCTCTACCTCCTCGATAGTCTGTTTGCGCGCGACCTCCTCACCCGTCCCTTCGTGGAACTCCCACATGTCCACTTCATCTTTGGGCACCGGGGCAATGAAGCGGTGTGGGACGATCTCCAGCGATGGCTCTTCACGCCTGACTATTGGCCGCTGCTGCGCACACATCATCCAGGGCAACCCTAACCAGAAAGGACACACTTTGTGACTCCACTGCATTCAAAAACGATCGCCCGCCCCTATCAGGAACACGCCTATCAGTTTCTCGCCGCCCATCGTGGCGGGATATTGGGAATTTCGATGGGCGGCGGCAAGAGTAAAGTTGCCGTTGACTATATCGTCTCTCACAACCTGTTACGTTCTCTCATTGTCGCGCCCCCCTCGGTGGTCAATGTGTGGCCGAATCAGTTTCGGGTGCATGGCGCACATGAGGTCGCGGTCCTCGCGCTCAGTGACAAGCGCTACTCCGTTGCTCAGCGCACGGAATTGGCCCAACGATTTATTCATCAGCACGGAACCTGCAAACGCCCGCACTGTGTGGTGGTGAACCATGAGGCCATTTGGCGTGAGCCCTTTCAACAGTTCGCCTTAGAGAGCGGGTTTCAATGCCTGGTGATTGATGAAAGCCATCGATGTCAGGATGCCGGGGCCAAGCTCAGTCGCTTCGCCATGAAAGCCGCCTCCTGTATTCCCCACCGCATTGCACTTTCAGGCACGCCGACCCCTAACTCGGAAGCGGATATTTTTTCCCAGGCGCGCTTTGTGAACCCTGCCATCTTTGGGTGGAAAGTGAGCGCGTTTGGCCCGAAGTATTGTCAATTGGGTGGCTATACCGGCACGAAACGGGTCGGCATTCGTGCGGAGATGCGCGCGGAGTTTACCCGGCTGGTGAGCCAGGTTCTCTTCGTCGTCACCCCTGAAGAAATGAACCTCAATCTCCCAGAGATCACACATAGTGAACGTACCTGTCAGCTCTCCCCCACCCATCGCCAGCAGTATGAAGAGTTGAAACACACCTATTATACGGAGCTGGCCGAGGGGGAGCATGTGACTGCGGTGAATGCGGGCGTGAAGCTGCTCCGTCTCCAGCAGTTTACCAGTGGGCATGTCAAGCTCGACGATCACGACTCACCCAAGGTCTGGGGTGACCATAAAGAACAACTCTTGCTCGATACGCTCCGCGATGTACAAGAACCTGTGGTGGTCTTTACGCGATTCACCGAAGACTTGAACGCCACCGCTCGGTGTGCGGCCACGCTGGGGCTCCGATACGGAGAGGTGAGCGGTCGGCGCAAAGATCTCACCGCGGAGGCAACCCTCCCTGACAATATCGACGTGCTGGGCGTAAACCTCAAGGCGGGATCACTTGGCATTGATCTCTCCCGTGCGGCCTTGATGATTTTCTATAGCGTCGGGCATAGCCTGGTTGATTATGAGCAAGCCTTGAAGCGCGAACACCGCCCCGGACAATCTCACCCTGTGAGAGTGCTCCATTTGCTGTGTCACGATTCTGTCGATGAACAGGTCTATACGGCTATTCGCAACAAGCACGACATCGTGCAGGCGTTCCTGGCCAGCGTGCAACAGCTGCAGCAGACCCGCCCGTCCGACCGATTCGCGGTCACACACGGTGCCTC